CTAATTTGATTAATAAAACCAGAAAACACTTCCTCAACAGCAGCTGTTGCATCTCTTATAGCTTCGCCACCAGAAACAATAACGGGGTCACCAACATTATAACTTGCACCACCGTAAATAACATTAATTGTTTTGAGAATGGATAAACCATGAATTTCAATTTTAATTAAAGTTCCATCAATTGGGTCTATGATATCAACAAAGGCATTTTCACCATTATCAAAAGTTCCTAATAATGTTTTTTTATTGATATACAATTCAAAAATTGGAACAGAATTAATCGTTTTCTGTGCAGTTCTTTCAATTAAAGCTGTTGCACCAGAAGTTTCTCCTGTAATTTGCCTATTTGTTAATAAATTAAAATTAAACTCGTTGTATAATACTTTAATTGTTGCACCTGTAGCTGGTGCAGTATTGAATATTAATTTTCTTGTTTCTTTACGAATGATGAAACCAGAAGTTTGTAGAACACCATTGATATAAACAGATACATCTGATGGTTGAACAACCTGTGCAAGTTTAAATGTGGTCGTAGTTGAATTTCCTGTGTATAAACTATACACAACTTGTTCAATTCTAAAAGCATTTTCAATCAACCATTTACCATCTGAGGCTTTAAGAACATTGGTTTTAGGTTGAATGACCTCAACTTCTTCATTAAACAGAAGTCTAAACAACAATTTAAAAGATTTCTCACTACCTTTGGCAAGATACAAAGGCAATAAATGTTTTAATAGTATGCCTTTATCCACTTCAACATTTTTTGGTATCAAAGAAGCATAGGTGTTGAAAAAACTGGTTTCAAATTCACCAATAGATAAATCAACATCGGAAATATTTCTAAGCTTTTTGGCTTCCGAAGTTAAATCATTCTTTTTTGTGCCTTGTTTATTTTCAAGGAATTCATAATATGCTTCTAAAAAAGCAATAAAATTAGGATGTTCTTCACGAACAAACTCCGGTACCTGACGGTCAATCAGTAGGGAAGTTTTTTGGTCAGCCATTATCTGTTAATTTGTTCTAAATTGTTGACGATTGCGGTTGGGTCAGTTTCATCAATTGTAATAATTGAATTTCTCAATGATTGAATAATTCCTCTTTCCGCTTCAATATCAATTCTAATTAATCCATCATCAGAATTTACTGATAGGAAATTGATACTGTTGATAGTAATGATACCGTTGTCATAGTCAACTTCACCAGCATTAGAGTTGATGATTTGTCTTTGAGCCAAAGAATCGTAGTAGATTGTTCTTAGAGTGCCAACTTTACCATCAATAACAGCAACAGCATCGGCACCATATCCAGTTTCATCCGTAATGGTAATAATAGCTCGTGTATAATCTGTACCACGATTAGTAATTTTAATACTTTGAATTCTTCCATTAACAACCACAGCTTCAGCGGTCGCATTTGAACCATCACCACTAATTGTTACTGTTGGACTGGTTGAATAACCACTTCCTGGTGATGTAATTTGAATTTGTGAAATACCAGTATATGATTGTGGACTTTCTTCAAACACAGCTCGTCTTATCACACCAGTTGAATCGGTTACATTAAACTCAGTTGACAACAATTTATTTGTTGATGTTCCACGGTGAAGTTGAGCATTAAATTTGATTAAGTAACTGGCAACTTCATTTAATTTGGGAATAAATCTTTTTTGGACACGAACTGAAGCTTCACTACCAATGATTGAAGGATTAACAGTAGAGATTGCGTAGTCTTGAAAATCAGACAAAACAAAATATGCACCAAAGGTATTTAAATTGGTATTTTTATAAGAAATGATAGATTGTTTAATTTGTGATTTGAGTGTTTCAGCATCCAATGTTGTTTTCTTTGGATCATATTGAATTCTACTGTTAACAAGCAAATACAAATATTCAGGACTTCTAATTTCAGCTGCTACTGAAACAATAGCTTTAGGATTGATAATCTCATCAATAATTCTTTGCTTTTCTGTTTCTGACAAATAATAATTTGCTTTTGGTTTTAGAGATATAAAAACTCTACCAAAAACTTTTGGTGTTTCATCTTCACCACCCCAAACAGAGATGGCATCAATGCTTGGATAATGGCTCTTGATGTATGATTCATAATCTTTAACTGTAACTAAACGATTCTGTGTAGCGTATTGTGCTTGAGCAGAATATTTTATTGAATCAACCGATTCTCTAATAGAACCACCACTTGCAACATCAACAACACTAACAGACACATTTGAATATGCGCCAATTGTACCTGCATTAATAAAACCATTTGCTTTATTAGCAGCTATTCCGTTTGTTGTTAAATAACTAACACTAATAACACAACCATCAACTAAAGCTTTACCAATAACTCCATCACCAAAATAAATTTCATAACTACCATTTTTACTTTCTTGCAAGAAGAAAGCTTTTGATTCAGAAGTAATATCTAATACTTCAGTTACTTGGGTATAAGTTTCAATGAAAGTATTTCCTGCATTTGGAGAAACAGACACCTTAATTGTTGTCGTATCAATATTAGCATCAGGTAATACAAAAATAGATTTTGGATTTGACAACTCATTGTAAGTAAAATTATAATCTACCAATGAACCTTCATAGATGTTCAAGTTTTCAAAATAAAATGCTGTGTTACTTTTTGTTACTGTTTGTTGGTCTAATACAACAAAATTGTAAGATAAATTATCAATTAAATTTGAAGAAAAAGTAAATCCTCTTGGAATACTCAATGTTTCTGGTGTTGTTGTACCAGATTCGACTGTTACATTAACAATAGCTCTAGGAGCAGTTGTGGAATATGGAGTATAACCTAAAGTTTTAGCATGAGAAACAACAGAATCTCTTAATACGGCAGTATCTAAGAATGATTCATTAGCAACCATATTCAAGTAATATGAATTATAGTGTGTATTATATGCCAAAATATCCAAAAGAATATTTAAACCAGCACCTTCAAAATCATAATCTTGAAATTGTGATTGTTGTTTTAAATATGTTTTTAGGTTGGTCTTGATTTGGTCAAAATCAAGGTCTGAAATGTTTAAACGAGCGTTAGCCATGTTTATCTAATCCGTTCTAGAAAGAAATTAATTGTAATTGGGTCTGTTCTATTAACAACAAAGAATTCCATTTCCACTTTAAACCCGTTATTATCGAAATCTGCAACGGCATCAATTCTTGTTATTCTAGCTCTAGGTTCATAATTTAATACTGTCTGTCTAATTTCATTTTCAATAGAACTTGCAGTAATATTATCCATGTTTTCAAACAATAATCTACGAACATTACTACCAATATTTGGTTGAAAAGGTCTTTCGTAGTGGTTTGTTAGAACCAAATTCTTAATGGAATTGATAACCGCCATGTCACCAGTAACACGGTTAATATCTTTTTTGACTGGATGAATTGTAAAATTCAAGTCCAAATCGCTATATGAGCGAGCTATGTTAGTATCTGTGATTGCCATCTTTTATTTATGCGTTCAATCTGGTAAGTAATTTGTCTGAACCAATATAATTCTCAACAAGGAATGATTGTGTTTCACCCATATTGGAGAACTTTTTAACTTGGTTATACTTGTCCATAAAGGACTTTAAGTTAGTGTAGAATGTATAATCGTTAGTTTGGCGACCACTTAAATGACTATTAATATTGGTCAAATCAGTTTGAATCTGTGCAATCGCAGAGGCATTGGCAGTGTTGGCTGCAATAACTGTGTCCAAAGTGGCAGAATCAATTATGATGGTGTTTGCATTTGCATACACTTGTGGACCAACAAGAACACTAGTAAAGCTGCCCATGATTGGTGCGGAGTTAATAATTCCATCAGTTTGATTCATCACATAAGTTGCAGATTTGCCTAGTCCCATAGCAGTATCATAGTATGGAATAGTATCATCTTGGCCAGTATATGGAGTTACACCAGAGATTCTATTTGTGTGTGCTAAAAATGCATTAGCTGTTGTGGCCAATGAGTTAGCCACATTTAAAATATTATCCAATCCACTAATAACTGAATTGGCAGCAATAGCTGCATTAGCATTGTTTCTTATACCAGCAGAGTATGTAATAATAGTATTAACATAAGTGTCAACTGGATTTTTAAAATAACCACCAACATCATTGTTTGCAATATC